ATCCTGAACATCATTTGGATGTTCTTGACGGAATAAAAACCGCGAAGATTACTGAACTGATATAGATACTGAGTGATATAGTAGCCCGTAGACAGTTGCGTCGGCATCCCCCAAGGAAGTTCAAGCTGGAGATGGGTGGCGTCGATGAAAGCCGTAATCGTATAGATCGGCGAAGTGAAGCCCAGCCGCAATTGCTGATTAACGAGCGACGGCGTGAATGCGGTGCCGGTTCCCACCACCACGTTCGATCCATAGGTGAGCGACACAGTGCCCGTGTTGTAGATTCCCGGCGCAATAATATTGCCTTTGACCATCAAGCCATACCAGCGCCCCGAGCGCCTATCGTATACGCGTCGGACAATATCGTTACAGACGTTCTGCACAACAGACGCGGACACGCTCGGATTCCAGCCATTCACACGGCCCACTAGCTGCCCAAAATTCATTTGGGAGGTGATCGGCTGGATCGCCGTGTTCTGTCCGACTTGTTGTGGTATTGACGACACTAGCAAGCCATCCCTTCAGCAGTCGGAATCCAAGTACCCCTTAACCATAAAGGCCAGACCGATTAAAGTCTGGCCCCTATGATGGCGTTGGCGACGAGTAAAGTCTCTAGAAGCCTATTGTCCCTGCACAGTTAGTAACCAAGAAGTTCCGGAAAGGTTCCCGCCGCTCGCGACCTGCGCCTGCGTTGACAGCACCACGACATAAAACAGTATCGTCGAGTACCCCTCGAATCCGGCACCGGTCGTGACCCCGCCAATCTGCGCAATTGCCAGTGTCGGGTACACGATGTACGCCTGCGCGGTCGCGTTGCAGCCGCTGATCCAAGCCGACTGGATACCGTACGTCGGGTTCAGACGTAACGCTAAACTGGAAATCGAATATCCGCCGGTAACATAGTCGTTGGTTCCGGGCGCAATGACAAAGGTGTCCTGCCAGACGCCGGGACCGAGCGCGATACGCGCGCCCTGTACGCCGGGAATCGGATTTGCTAGCGCCATGTTCAGTCTCCTTTAAGCGTTGTACTGCTAAGCGTCGTCGCGCTCGTCTTAGAACAATGGCAGCGTGGCGATCACGTCAAAATAGCTGGTCGAGGTCGCCGTGGACCAGACGTATCCGCATCCGCGATGAGGCTGAGCGGTACCGTCCGCGATGCCCGTGACTTCATAGTCGCCCGTCTGATACAGGAAGTTCCCCTGAGCGGCTGCGCCCGAGCCCGTGTTGCAATAGGCTTGCGGTACGAAACCCTGCACGGCAATCCAGACATAGCTGCCAGCGCCACCGTTATACAGAATGGTGCCGGATACTGCCGAGCCCACGCCAACACCGGCGACTGAACCCGTGTTTGGCAGCAGCCAGCCGGCGGTGTAGACGGCGTTCGATCCCACATAGGCGTCCGCGAAGTGTGGACTGACGGTCGTGAACGAATCGTCTACGTACACGACCGGAGCCGGACCGGCGACCATGGTTACCGACTGGCTGCCCTTCAAGAGTACGTACTTGAGCCATGTCCCAGCCGCGTACCCGCCCGGAGGAGTCGCCGAGGATATGGCCAGGTTACCGCCGTTCGCCGGAGCGTTCGTGAAATAGAGAGCGCCCAGCGGGTTGTAAGCACCGTTCGGGAATGGCGTCTGTATCGTGGTGCCGTAGGGATCGGCAGTGCCATAAGGACCGTAACCGGACTTCAGATTCGAGGTAATATACGGGAACTCAAGTGTCAGTGCCATGTGCGTTTCTCCGTGTGCGTTTCTCCGTTACCGCAAAACCAAAAATCGTTAATCGTAACCGTTAACCGTTTACAGCAACCATACAACCACACAGCCGTACATCGATCTTTACTGTGCCGCTTGCAGGATGAATCCCAGCCGGGGCGCGGTCACGACAATGTTGCCGCCGAACAGACTCTGTCCCGCCATATCGACCGAGTTCGGCAACTCTTTGAAGCCCGTGAAGCCAAAGGCGAATTTCGGGTCCTCGGACACATAGGCATCGATGAAGTCCGTGTTCATGCCGAAGATCGTTCCCGATGGGCAGTACTGATCGACAACGACCGACATGCCGTTGAACTTGAAACTGGTGAATCCGGCGCTCTGAAGTTCAGGATCGGTCGCGGTCGTGCGCTGCATCGGCAGCATCTTCGCCCAGAAACTGTTGTAGATCGACTGGGTGGTGGCGATGAAGTTCGGCTGGTCGGGACCAAAGGTCGCCTGACCATAGGCGACTTGAAGCTGTTGCAAACTGAACGGCCAGTTCACCGGCGATCCGGCGGTACCGTTGTTGAACCAGTAGCCGTTGATGCCCGTCGAGGCGCCGACTCCGACTGCGGACCGGGTGATGCCGCCGTACGACGGATAGTTGCTGCCGTCGTCGTATCCGGCCAGGATGCCGTCCAGCGCGATGAGCGGAGTCACGGTCCCTTGCCCGTCCGCGAAGAACTGGGTGATCAGGGTTTGCGCGAGCGCCTGCTCGGCGTTCACTACTTTTGGCTCCAGATAGTTCATGATCGCAGCGTAACCGCGGTTGAGGACAAAGTCGGTGCCGCGAACGGTGACGTTGGCGTAGGAAAATTTCACGTTGAACATCATGGCCGTCTGGGTCTGGATGTAGGAGATATCGAACACTCCACCCGGAGGGAACGGACCGGCTTTCAGCGGCGCGTACGAAAACGGCACCTGAATTTGCGTGCCGCCGGGGAAGGGCTTGGCCATCGAGCCGCCTTTCCAGACTTTGACGAACGTCGGCGAGACTTTGAAGAAATTGTCGATAAAGTCTTGCGAAATGTATCGTGTTGTGACGGCCGTTACATCATTGATCGTTAATGCCATGACTATTTCTCCTGACGTTGCCAATCTCCAGAATTCAGCGAACGCATTTGGTTACGTAGTTCCTCGCGCATTTCCAAATCAACCGGCTCCAGCCTGCGGCCTTTTGATCCTTGTTCGCGAAGCTCCCTGTAAGCAAGTGCGATCTCTGCCTGTTCCCGCTTCATAATCAAGTACGGCAGGATGTGCCGGATGATTTCAGCGGCACGCCCTTCGTATTGACGCCACGTAAAGCAAATTTTTCGCTTAACCACTCCGCCCAACAGCGACAGCCTTGAACCAGCAGAATGACTGAATATTCCACGCCCGCTGAAGGTATCGCACAGCCAAGTGATAAGGCGAGGATCGGTATTCGCTACAATCAAAGTCAGAGCGTAGTTCGGATGCTTCCTGCCTGTCTTGGTAGCCGACTTTGCAATCATTATGCAGCCTTCGCCGTCCACATAAGCGGCAAGACGCGCCCAGTCGATATCAGATACAACAGCGACCTTCGCGTCGAATTCAGCCTGCGGGATTTTGTTCTGTGCCATTACTGCACCACCTGCTCTGGGCCCTGATCCCGCTTCGCCAATTCCGCAATCGCCCGCTCCAGACTCGATCCTTCCTGAGTCTTCTGCGCGGCCCGCTGCTTGGCCAGGACCTGCATGGCCGGCGATAACGCGACCGATGTCGTCTGACCGGGAACCGTGGCCGCAGACAACTTTTGCTTGACTTGCGTATCGACTTCGGTCTTGACACGATTCGCGATCCGCTTCTCGCTGACCATTGCGTTATAGGCATCGGTCAGGGTCGCGTACTTGTTGCGTTTCGTGGCCGGGTCCATGGCTTCGGTGACGAACTTCTCGAAGTCCGCGCGATTGAAGTCCTCATTGAACTCGCGGCGATGCGTGTCGCGGATCGTGTAAATTTCATCGGCCTGCTGGAGCGCGCGGGTCGATGCCTGATTGATCAGGTTCGTGCCCAGCTCGTTGACCTTGTCCATGGTCACGACGTTCTTGAGGCGGTCATCAACGGAGGTCTTGAGCGCATTCAGCGCATCAAGGATGGCTTTGTTGTCACCGGTAGCGGTCGAGGCAGCAACTGCCGGAACCGTGGTCGTGGCCGATGCCGATGCTGTCGTCGGAACCGTCGGGGTATGAGTAGCGGCTGCGGTAGTGCTTGCGGCTGTTTCCGGAGTCGTGGTCGTTGTGGCGCTCTCGCCTGTTTCAATTCCTTTATAGATACCGAACAGTTCGGTTGTGAACGCATCCTCGGCGATCAGTTTCGGATTTGCCGCCAGCTTGGCTTGTATCTTGGCCTTGGTATCTGGATCGTCGTCCAGCATTCCCAGCAATTGTTCTGTGATCGACTTTGCCATAAAGTTATCGTCTCCTCGTCACGCCAATTTTTACGCCATTGCTCCGGGTGCGCCAACACCCGCTCCTGCTCCACCAGCCATCGGTGGTTCGACGCTCATGCCACCCGATCCCGCCTCGCCCGTTGCCGGTGCCGCTGCCGGTCCAGGTTTCGTGCTCACTCCCTTGATCTTGTCCAGATACTTCTTGGCCTGATCGACCATGGACTGAATCATGGCCTTGCCGTCGGGATCGGTCTCCTGCTTGTCGAGCTTTGCGAAGACTTCGAGCAGGGTTTCGATCTGCTCGACTTTCTTGCCCTGCTGACCGGCAGGCGTAGACGAACCCGGTTCTGGTTTCTTCCCGTCCATGCCAGCCGCTGCCGAGTAGAAACTGGGCGCGGGAGGCGATCCGGATTTGGGCTTGTCTGCGGGCATGACTGATCACGATTCCGGCTGCGATCCCGGTTACGGCTTGATCTTGCCTTTCTCGTTCTGGAATCCCTTCGGATACCCAGTCTTCGAATCGACACTGACCGGGGCCGGTGGCCATACCGAATCGTGAACCGTGTGACCGAACTTGTGATACTTGCCGCCAGCCACGGCTACGCTACCCGGCGCGCCCCCAAACGATTCTTCACGGCTCTTTTTCATGCCGCCAGTTGCGACCTCTTTGTTTTTCGCCACAGCGAACTCCTATTCAGGATCACTACCATCACTACCGCTTTACTGTTTTGGAATCGATGAACCGGGACTTGATGTGATCGCATCCCGGTCTGTGGAATTTCGTGCGGTGACTTGGAAAGCGTCTATTACCGCTTTCCCTTGCGTCCGCCGTGACGTTTCTTGCCGCGTCCACGCTTGCGTGCCATGAGCAGGTCTCCTTTCAGTCGAATGATGTTTGATCGCTACTTACTCGGTTAACCCCAGCGCGGCAAATTGTCTGTCGTGCTGATGTCTTCCTGACGACAGAGAAACACACATTCGACATTAGTTCAAACGAGTGGCCCCATAAGGTGCCTTAGGAGTAACTACTGGAGATTTTTAGGAATTGACTTTTAGACGAACGAGACCGATCACTTTTTGCTCTTAGCCGCGCCTTTGCCCTGTGCCGCAGCCGCAGCGGCAGCGACGATGATCTTGATCCGGGCTTCGGCGAGCAGCTCTTTCTGGTTCTCATCAAAATTGAAGTTGGGCTTCAATATGCGGAACAGATTCCGGTCGGACAGTTTTCCAAGTTTGCTGAGCGCTAGCGCGACCTGCTTCTCCTGCTCACGCTGCGATTCCAGTATCGTCCCGCGACTGCAAGTACCCGCGAATTTGCGCACGAACTGTTCCGGCGCGATCCCCGTGGGAATTCCGGAAGCGTAGATGGGAGTGAAATCCGAACTTGAGAATCCCGCAGTGCCGAGGATATTAACTCTATGCGCGACGGAATAAAACTGAAGCATGTTCGCGATCACCATCGACCCGCCTTCTTCGGCAAACGATGCCAGTGCGCGGCTCTTGACGCGGATCGGCAGCGAGCGGCTGTTGAGGATCGTATCGAGCGAATCCGATCCCGGCACCTGCTTTTTGCTCATCGCCTGCTGGATCGCGGACGAGCCGCTGTTCATGTCCAGTTCGCGGTCAACCCGATCCACGAACTGCTGGGCCGCGGCAATCGGAAACTCGGCCTTCTTCATGTACTCGGGAGGCTTGGGCGCGTTATTGTTGTACTTGATCTTTCCGCCCGCGGCCCCGGCGTCGAGCGCGTCCCAGTCCGCGGCGGGCATCGCGCCCTTCGGACCGACCAGTGTCGGTTCAATGACCGCATCAAGGTAGTCCTGCATTCCGCCCAGCACGCGGTTGATGATCATGTTCATCTGCATCCACGGGCGAACGCTGCTGTTTCCGGCCATTTTCCAGGGCACGCGCAACGGTCTGTATACAGGGAACGGTTTTTTCGCGTGCCAGTACGGATTCGGCTGGTCTTCGAGCACGCATCCGCCAGCGGTAACGATCAGGCGGCCGCGGGGATATAACGGTTCGCCGGGCTCAACGCGATACGCCCAATTGACGCGAGGCTGACCGCTCGGGTCTGCGGGGCCGACGGTCACTGTCCGGCTGGTGTCGTTCTTAGCCGCGTCGTTCAGCCAGAATTCGCGCTTGAGCGCCAATGGGTAGGGGTTGTCGTCCGCGGACGTGTTCCGCTTGATGCCGAGCGAGCGGCGTAACGTTTCAGGCAGGTTCGCCCACTGCGCCTGCCCGAACCCTGATGGGCGGTTGAATTGGCCCTGTAACGCTCCGCCGTTAAAGTCGGCATCGCACTCGACACGGTTCGCGGTCGGGCCAAAATCTCGAATAAGCGATGCTTTGGACACGACAGGGAAATAGATGATGCACTCGGCGTCCTGGGGATTGGTCCCGGCTCCAATCGTCGCCCACTGCCACGGCGCGATCGGCACCATGTCGCAGTCGCCCATGCCGCCATTCAGTTTCGAGTTCCACTGGATCTTGGCAGGCCCGGTCGTAAGGATACCGTACAGGATCACGTCGTACTGTTTGGTTTCGTAATCGTGTTTCTGGACCCAATGCGTGATCAGCGAGTTCAGCATTTTTTCGTAATCGCTGAATTCGTTCAGGTGGTCCCACATCTTGACTTGAAAATCAATCGCCAGATCGGTCAGGAGTCCGACGCCGTCCCAGAACAGGCGCTCGGATTTCGGCAGAATCGGACGGTTGCGGCCGCGGCGTGCGCCCGGTCCCCACATGCGCCCGTCGAGCGCGTCCAGTGCCCGGAATGTGGATTTAGTCTGGTCGGTGAAGGATTTGTCCTGGGTCGCGATGTCGAACAGCTTGTCGGTCCATTGGCAAATTTCGGATTCCAGCTGATGAGCTTTCTCTTCGGACAGGCCAGCGGGGGACGGAGGCAGTTCACCGACGGCAGAGGACTGGCTGTAGCCGGGAAGAGATAGGGACGAGGATGCCATTCGGAATCAGGATAGCATAGTAGGTCGCGGCGTCAACTAGCCATCCACAATCCAGCGTCTGCTCTCCTGAGCACGACGAGCGCGCATCCGCATTACGCGCTCAATCTCTGGAATCACTTCCTCCCGCATCGCACGTTCAAATTCGCGGACCGCTGCGAGTTGTTCTTCGGTCAACTTCGTTGTCATTCAGGCGCTTCCGTAAAGTCCACATAGAACGGCTTGCCTGCATGAAATGCGTCTACAAACGGACTGAACCCCGGCGGATTGGTGATCGACATCGTGATCTCGCCGGATGGTGTGGCTTCCCAGAATTGGCGATTCTCTTCGCAGGCGTTGCCACTAACACCCTGCTGATATTTGTATACCGGACGGAGAGTTACCGAACCCGATCCGGCAGGAGATTGGAACAGCGTTACGGCTGCGACGTAGAACTTTGCTCTTACCATACTCGTGTTGTCCTAAGCCGTACTGCTTTACCGGCTGAATTTTCTGCGGTGTAGCTTTCCGCAAGAACTTTATTGGATGCCATTCAGAATCAATGTATCACGGAATAGGCACAGGTCAACACGGGTCAATCTGATCTATTACGCTTCCGGTGCCTGCGCCGCCGCGATCAGGCCCATGAACTTCTGAATCGTTTTATTGGACTCGTCGAGTTCGCGCTCCGTCTGCTTCGCCATCTCGACCGTGGACAATATCTGCTGGCCGTTCGTGATCCCGAGCGCGCGCAACTTGCCCGCCTGTTCGCCGGTAATCATCACGATGGAGTCGTCGGCAATCGCGGCCAAGTAGGTTGCCAGGGTAATCATCAGGCGCCCACTGAATTTGCGCTCCAGCTTGGCCTTCACGTCAGGGTTTACAAATATCGGCCAGCGGATGTCGGTGATCGTCGGCTGCTCGATGAACAGTTCCGAGGATTTGACCATGTCCGAGGACTGCAACTGTTCGAGCGTGAACGGCCCGTGCTGGAACTGGCACCTGATCGAGCCGGTGCCATCGCGGGTCAGCGGGGACTGGCTGTTGCCCTGGCTGCGGCAGATTGGGCAGAATACATAGGCCAGCGAGGGGTCGAGCGGGGGCGTGAGCGTTGGCATATCCAGTCATCTCCTGTATACAATCTTAGGTTAGAAAATTTCTGCGGCTGTCCGGGTACTTCCTCTTTCCATAACGCTTCTCCCATGCCTGTCTGGTTTTGATATACGCTCTCCTCCATGCACGTACTCTGTATCCTACCAACCAGGAGTGAACTCGACGAACCAGAGGATAACGAAGCACGCGCATCTTATAGAACGCATTGAAATTGTCGGCAAAGACTCTGTGCCTGTATGGCAAAGTGTTCAGGTCCGATATCCAGTCCATACGGTTGCCGCAATCCTCATGGCGCAGCAAAATGCCGGAGAAGACTCTCCAATACAATTTCCAGACAGCCGAACGGGAAATTTCTCGGGGCAGAGGAATGCCATGCAGCTCCAGCTTTTTTTCAAGGCGTTTAATCCAGCGCTGCTGCCACATCACGGCAGAGTATAAATTAGAGTACCGGGCGGCAACTCTCCGACGAGCATATTCCTCGATAACGGGATGTATTTTGTCGAGAGCCTCTGGGGTAAGAATTTTCTCGATCTCTGCTATTTCCGGCAGATACTCGGAAAACTCCTTCCACCCTACCAGTTCGTCATTCCACCACACTACGAAGCCAGTTTGCCAATGCCTGTCATCGTCCTTGTCCTTGTCCTTGTAATTTGTTTCGAGCATTGATCGTCTCCTCGTCGCTGGATTGGCCCGCCACAGGCCGTCAATCGGTATTCATGTACTGTGTACTGCGAACCCGGAATCTTTCGGATAAGACCCTGACGCGCTCATCACTGCAAACAGGAGACTCGGCATCAGTCCCATCAGTCAATGGAGGACGACCGATATCGGGGCCACTGAGGTTCCCCGTGCCTGATAACAGATTTTCCTTATCCTCATCCCCTTTATTCCGTTTACGTCGCCATCTGCCTCGGGTGCTTCTGGGCATGGTCAGTATTCGTCCCCTTCATCGCCGCCATTGTTATTGTATACGGTTGCCGACTCCTGTTCCAGAATATCCGACAGATCGGGCGGATTGCCAAACTTATGTGCAAGGTGGAGGCGTTGGCGCATGAATGAAACAGCATCAGGGGTTTGCATTTGTTCCTTACCGTCCATGCCGTGAATCCGCATTAGCTCGTTCTCGGCCCCAGTCGAATCAAATATCGGTGACCAGACGGTATTGGCTTTCGAAACCGTAACAGGGACTACTTTCCAGCCGTGCTTGGCCGGGTCAATACCGAGCTTCTTGCTCAACTGTGCGATGAGTTGATTCCCGATCTCGGCGGTCGGGATGGGATCAGTCTTGCCGTCGATCTGGGAACGGTCGATGGCGCGGCCAAAACGATCATAGATGGAAAATATCTGCGGGGTTTTGGGGAGGAGGTAGGCGTGCTTTGATCCCTGACCAATCGAATTACCAGTAGCCTCGGCATACTCCTGACGTTTACCCGACTGGTGCAAAGCGCAGATGCAGATGCAGTGAGCGCACACCATGTCGTCGTTGTTGTCAATACCTGCGGCTTTTACCTCACCCTCGAACCGGCCGAAGTCGCGCATCTCGCTGATCGCGTGCCTATTTCTGATCTCAATCGTTTTGTCCAGCATGGCCTCACCCATGCGGTTGATCATGTCCTCACGGGTACGGGTATTGGTCAGCCAGTGGATGTGCTGCGTAGACATCCCGGACACCTTGTCCATGTGCTTCCAGCGATACAGATTCGGGTAGTCAATTACCCATCGAAGTTCATCGCCAGTCGTTACGCCAGCCGCTTGGTACTCGACGGCCACTTCACAGTTGTGATACCAGTGGCCGAGTGCCGCAACGACCTTGGCGAAGTGGGAAGCGTTGATCAGACCGTGCCACTCTGCAACCTGAATAGTGGGCTCCATTCCATAACCGATTCTGTATACGGCGGCGTCACTGTAATCACGCCCATCGCCGGAACTGACATCCGATCCCAAGTAGTATTCGACGGACTCATTGTCGTCGGGGAGTTCCCAAATCCACAAGCGATTAAAGAATTTCGGCTTGTCGAGGATTTCATCCGGGGTCGGCGCATGGAGCTTGAGGATCGGATCATTGTCGGGACCGTTGTATTCAATCTCGCCAACCAGTATAGGGTCTTTACAATGTTTTTGTTCCTGCTCGTTCAGACACTTGCGAGGGAACGCACAGAATCCCGAGCTGATGAAAGCCTCTCCGGGGGTGACGGGATAACTCTCAAAATGGCTCTCGTCGGACCCTGTTGCATTGATCGTCTCGATGATTTCATTCCTGCGCCATTTGAAGAAGCCCAGGGGAATAGTAAAGTTTTCTTTCGCCTTGACGTTGCGGCGCAGAATCTTTTCATCCGAAGTAAGTACAAAACTGTCAGATTTGTAAACAGGCAACGAATACTTTCTAACTTTGTATACGGGGATGAACAGTGCCCGCCACGCGGATTTGCCTGCTTCGGCCGCCCGCCACATGTTGTAGTACAGACCGCTACGGCCAAAAGCCGTAGACTCAATAAACCCAACCATATCGGGGGCATTCAGAGAGGGCTTGATGTCGGCGGTCCAGACTTGAGCATCGGGCCAGCGCGACATCTCGGAACACAAAATGTTACGAACCGTACGGCCAATCGCTACGCCTGTAGATTTCTGCGCGTTCGATATATGCAACGTTGAACCCAATCCGGGGTCCACGGCTCGAACGTGCTCGTCGGTGCGTTGAAAGATAACTTGGCGGCCCTGCTGCTTTGACAGGTACTCAGGCTTTAAATATGGGGGTAAAGCATGGTACGCGTCCATCAGACGCTGATAGATTTCGTCGGATACCCGGTCGTCCTGCGCCATCACGAGCGAATAGGTATTGGGCACAAAGATTGTAGAATGGAAGATGAAAGCGCCTTCCCAAGTCGTCGAACCAGCTTGCCTAGGTTTAAGGATGATGAGCCGTATACAGCCCTTGGTGTCCCACTCGATCTTGGCTACTTCCCACACGACCTCTTGATGATCCCACCACGGGGACAGGGTTCGCATCCTCCCGCGTTCGTCACGAATTATGTAGTAATTTTCTATAAAATAGCGGCGGTCGGAAACGCACTTGGATATCTCTCCGTCAATCCAATCATTTTCGTCGGATGTAAGGGATTCGAGAAAACGGGGCATGGCCTCGACATCGGTCTTGCTTTTGGACTGAGCGACCAGAAACTTTTCGTCGAGGGCTTCGATGTAGTCGTTCAACGAATTATCTTTTCGTGGAACTCTCATACCGTGACGTTAGGCCAGACCTTGTTGTGAACGATAGACCAGATGCAAGTCGGAGTCACCTCGTACTCGTCAGCAACTTGCTTGATGAAGCCGTGTCTCTTGGAGCCGAGATCACGGTAACGCCGCCGCACTCTCCGCACGTCCTTTTCGGTAAGAGTGTGTTTACCGTGCTCCCCGCCAATTCGTTTACGCAATCCGATGTCGTAGGCGTGCTGGACATTTCTGCTATGGACCACGTATTCGAGATTGCTGGCGCGATTGTCGGACTTGATACCGTTTTTGTGATTGACTTCCTTGCCTTCCGGGCATTCGCCGATGAATGCGCGAGAGACGACGGCATGTATCCGTATTTTCCTGTAGCCGGTGTCCTTGGTGCCGATGGCTGTATGGTAATAGCCTCGACCGTTCATGCTCAACCGCATGAACAAGCCACGATTGATCGAATACAGACGACCAACATCCGAGACAATATACAGTCCTTCGTAGTCGGCCACATCACGCCATTTCTCATCTGACGTGTCACATGGCATCGGAGCGTATAGCTTTCCCGTCAGTGCCGGATTTTTACGAACAGTCATCAGTCCTTGACTCCGTCCATTTCCTCAATCTCAGCGGCACTCGTGCCGTCCATCATCGTATCGTCTTCAAGTTCGGCGTCATCGTCATCATCATCGTCGATCACATCCCCGTCCATAATCTCGTTAATCTCGTTATTCTGGCCGTCACTGAGGAATTTCACATCCCCATCCGCCAGCACCCCGCGCTTTTCGCGCACTCGCTGCTCGAAAGTCTTGACGGTCGCGGCACCATTCCCGTTGCCGGGCTGATTGTTGATGCCGATATTGATTGCCGGGCCGCCGCTCTTTGGCCGTACCTGACCGATGAGACCGCCCAGGGCATCGACCGCATCCAGTGTAGTCGCCCAGTCCCGGTCGTACACAGGATTGCCATCGCTATCGTATGCGCCCGTGAACCGCATGGCCCGGCGTGCGTCCCGGATATCGGCGCCGACCCCATCCGCGGCAATCATCACTTCGCTATTGACCGCCATATCTACAATGTCTGCCGAGACCATGACACGGGCGGCCTCGAAGCGTTTGATGAGCGACTCGACTTCCTCGACATCGATCTTGAATTTGGCCGCGATCCGCTCGGGCTGTTCGCCGGCGCGGGCGAGCGCCCACACTGTCTGTTCCCGGCGGGTGGAGAGGCGGCGAAGTGTGGCTGAGACCGAAGATGACTCGTTATGAGACTGGTCCGCGGTCCGGTCATCGACTTGGTCATCGACTTGGTCAGCGGTCGTTGTCGAGATCGTTGAACGTGTTGAGGGAGTCGGGGTCGAAGTCGTCGATGTCTCCGTCGATGGCTCCGTCGGCTGTACCGGCTGTATTCGATCTGGCCTCGCGTTCGAGCGCGATGGCGGATTCGGCTGCGGCTTTGGACCGGCTGACGAAGCGCTCGTCGGGGGCGGCGGGGGCGTAGGAGTCGGGTCCGAGACCGGACTGGCGGGCGCGGCGGATTGCGTCCTCGGAGATTTCCTGCTGGCCGCCCTGCTGTCCGAGGATGATCCTGAGCGAGTTTTCGAACGCCGTGACGGTTTTTTCCGCCCGGATTGCGAACTGGGTGAGTCTGGGGATGGCTTCGAGGATTGTCGCTGCTGCTTTTTCGATGCGGTCGCCATGGATTGTGCCGATGAGCGATTTCAGTTCGGCTATCTGCGAGTCCAATTTTACTCCAACGCCGCCGATGGTCAAGGAAAATTGCGCGATCTGGCGGCGGACGAGGATGTGGGTGTAGACGAGAGCGGCAATGGCGGCGATCAGGAGGATGGAGAAGACCGCCGCCAACACCGAGAGAACGACAATGCTGATCGTGCTCATTGTCCGCTATTGCACTCGATCTTACCCCCAGCCAATGCCGGATCAAGCGCATCCCAATCCGCTCTCGCCGTCCCCTCTCTGTACTTGAGAACTGGCGGGGAGTTCACCTCGTGAATGGCCTTCATCACCTCGTCGTAGGACTCGGTTACACGCGCATTGTCGCTCCCAATCCATATCGAAGTTAGGTTATGGATTTTCAAACCCGAGATGTCCGTGACTCTGGTTATCTTTCGGACATCAATCGAGTGCGTCAGTACGGTCTTGTCCTCGCATTCCTGATGAAACTCGACGAATACAGAACCTGCCATCACAGGTCTGAATGTTGGCACCGCCGGACTATTGTTGTTGTACTTGACGATGATCAGGTCCATGCCGCGCTCGGCAAAGATCTGCTTCAGGCCGTCGAAGTCGGCGGCAGGCATAGCTCCTTTTGGAGATGTGAGTATGACTGTGTGCATGTTCATTTCGATTCTCCTTTGCTATCGGATCAAATATTCCGTCCAGCACCGTATCCCGTTCTTCACATACGCATCAAGCGCCTGCCTGCCCGCGTGCACAGCCGCTACCTTATCATGCAGCAGCGCCACACCTCTC